TATATTATTATAATACGATACGGCTTTCACAAAATCGCCCAACCTTTTCTTACACCTTTTCACATTTAAAACGCCGATTATAAATAAAAATTGAATAATTATTTAATTGGATATGTTATAATTATTTATCATAATGGAACCATATCATATGTTAACGCAATATGCTTCAATGAATAAATTAATTTATTCATTTGTTAAAAAAATTGATACTGGGTTAATATTTATTAAAAAATTTACAGAATTTGATAATAGAACTATTTATAACGTGCAACAATATTTACAAAAAAATAATAAAATAAAAAAATACACATCACATAAAAATATTATTAAAAAAGCAATTATGTTATATGATGGGTGGATATACGGCAATACAATATATTATAAGGATACGCTGAGTAACAAAAAATTATTATCAACTCTAATACACGAATATATTCATTATATAAGAAAAAAAGAGGGGAAATTCATGTATAATTCATCTAAAAATATATTTATAGAAGAATGTATAGCAGAATTATCTTCAATATATTTTATAAATAATATTGAAGATAAATATTTTATATTTGATGATAATTTTCTAGAAAATTTTATTAATGATATTATTTCCGACTATAATTTAAACTTAACATTAGAATCAGCAAGACAATTACTAGATTATATATTAAATGAGAAATTATTATACATATATTAAATCGGCGTTTTAAATGTGAAAAGGTGTAAAAGGTTGTGTTTTTGTTTTTTGACCCAACCTTTCACAAAAAGTTGTGTTTTTGTGTTTTGTTTTTGGCCCAACCTTTTCTTAAAAGGTTGTTAAAAGGTTGTTAAAAAAGGTAATCATCATTCCGGGTTTTCTTTGCCCCATTCTTTTTATTACGCTTCGTAAGTGTCTTTTTGGTTTTAGTTTTCGTAGTAGTTTTGGACTTAACTTTTTCACCAGGTGTATATCGTAAAAAGTATTCTTCATATTCTTTACTGCCTTTTTTCCCTTTCAACTCCTTAAATTTCTCGGCCTTAGTGGACCTGATATTCTCAATATTTTCCGACGTGTTACCATAACAATTAATACTAAACCGTTTCAGTAGTCCTTTTTGTTCTAACCTGTTTTTTTCTTGGACCTCAAATAAGTATTGGGACATACACAAAATCCGTTCATTGTCATAATAAGGGCGATCTGCATAGATAAATGCCAAAAAGAAATTCAGCATTGTATCAATCGTCGCCACTTTCACCACATTCTGCCCAATTTTAATCGTGTTATAACTGTGACACGCAATAGGTTCATAAATAAAACAGACTGTATCATTATCAACTACCACTTCATAATGCGGTGCAATAATTTCTCCCACCCCGGGTTTTTTATAAATCTTCACATTCTTAAAACCAACCGCATTCATCCGTTCTTTGATAATGGTGGAGGCGGTATTCGGGTCGTCCGCTAACACGTCAAAATCCGGGACTTTTTGGATAAATTGACGCTGTTCTTTTGGCATATATTTGCCATATAAACTGCTAGCGAATCCACCAATAAAAACGAGACCCAAGTCAATCATTGTATCTTTCATGGTATCGTATATCAGATTGGAATCTTCCGATGTGCCTTCAAAATCTCTCATAAATTTCATGGCATTACAATGGGCGTTTTTCAATGGATAATGTTTATTTAATAGAATGAGACGTTTATAGACTTTTTCCCACCGACTGATATCCCCCATCGGTCGGGAAAGCTCTTTGTAAACTGCCATGCGCAGAAAATTGGGTGGTGCGTAATGAATGCCGTTTATTTTAATACTGTCTTTCAAGACGACTTTAAATAGTTTGCTTTCCATTTGAGTAACGTCAGCGACAGGAATAAAATTCACAAAGACCTTATATGTGCCGACATGAACTGCCGCTCGGGCCTCCACGTCATTGTACCCCATGGCATTATAAATATCTGCAAGTTCTTTGGCATCACCTAGCGCATTTGATGAATAGAAATCATAATCAGGTACTTCTACATCTTTATTGTAGAATTGATCGTATTCTGGCAAAATATTGTTAATCGCCGTCCCCCCATAACAGATTAAACGTTTTTTCTTTAAAAATGTTTCTAAAATATCAATAATTTTGAGAATCTCTGGCGATTGGGCAATGGCTTTGCCTTGTATCTCTTCGGCTTTATCTACCGCTGCACGAAGTATATCTAATTCTTTTTCTTCAAACGATTTCTGGGGTTCATTACGCTTCGGGTTCGCGTTTATTTTCGGTTTCGGATTCTTAAATGTTTTATTTTTCGGCATGAGATTACTATTATATGGATATATTTTTAAAATAACCCACAACCTTTTAAGAAAAGGTTGGGCCAAAATACAACCTTTTGGGAAAAGGTTGGGCCAAAATACAACCTTTTGTCAGTGAAGCAAGTAGGAAAAGGTTGGGACAAAATACAACCTTTTGGGAAAAGGTTGGGCCAAAATACAACCTTTTGTCAGTGAAGCAAGTAGGAAAAGGTTGGGCCAAAATACAACCTTTTGTCAGTGAAGCAAGTAGGAAAAGGTTGGGTTAAAAAATAACCTTTTATCAGTGAAGCAAGTGGGACCAAAAATATACGCACTAAACTATGTAAATGCAATTGTTATAATCTACGCTTTTGAAATGAAATATATATTTCTCTCTTGAAGAATTATATATTTTATAATTTACATTTTACTCTTACGCTTGCTTTTATTACTCTTACGCTTGCTTTTATTACTCTTACGCTTGCTTTTATTACTCTTACGCTTGCTTTTATTACTCTTACGCTTGCTTTTATTACTCTTACGCTTGTTACTCTTAATCTTACGCCTGCGGGTTTTTCGTCGTCCACCCATTAAATCATCATAGGATTCAATTAATTCAAGGTCTTTTTCGCCTAAACTATTAAGAATAACAACATATTTTGCCATGCCTTGCTGATTATTTGGATGATATACAATGGTGTCCCCTACTTTAACATCTGGGTCATATATTTTTTCATATACACTTTCTCCATCCTCAACATCATGAATTTCCGACATATATATATTATTCTTTTATTATAAAAGTATAACAAAATAAGAGTTTTATAATAAAAGTATTTACATACAAAATATATTGCGACTCCTTTTCTAAAAGTATTTTTTTAAACGCGCATTAGGGACCAACCTTTTCCTACTTGCTTCACTGATAAAAGGTTGTTTTTTGGACCAACCTTTCCTACTTGCTTCACTGATAAAAGGTTGTTTTTTGGACCAACCTTTTCCTACTTGCTTCACTGATAAAAGGTTGTTTTTTGGACCAACCTTTTCCTACTTGCTTCACTGATAAAAGGTTGTTTTTTGGACCAACCTTTTCCTAAAAGGTTGTTGTTAGATGGTAAACGCATAATAATCCGATTTAATATCTCGTTTTTCATATGAGTATGCCGGATTTGGAGGCGGTGGCGTCGGAATGATCACCGGTATAAACCGCAACTCAGCCGGTTTCAATACAAACGCACTACCAGCAAGATCAAACACTTCATTATAATATTCTAAACTACTATCAAAACTTTGGAGCGAGAGAGCCACCATCTGACACCCGTAATTTAATGAGAGAGTTGAAGATGGATTATTATTATGAGGCGATAAATCAGGTAACACAATAGACATATTTTTCTTGTTAAACTCAATAAGTTCTTGCATATCTGGTGTAAACTTCACGTCGTGAAACCGCATGGCCCGCATAAATACCGAATTGCTCGCCATATTTACATATTCGTCCAATAAAGTGTCGCTAAATAACGGATTAGCTTTATCCACAATGATAATGACTTTCCCCATTAACGCCTTCAAAGGAGTTTGACCAAAGTTTTTACCATTATTTTCATAACTGAATTTTTTTCCGAGTAAACGTCGGGACAATGTTGTATATAATGTATTTGCCATTGTATCGTAAATGGGTTTATTGTTACTCATAATTCGTAAATGCAGAACTAACGGATCACCTGGATTGGGACACGTACTACCAGAAAAAGCGTAGTCAGCAACAATGCTCATTGCGTTTGCAAACGATACAGTATTGTAGGATTCTTTAACGTCAAACGTATTTTGCGACGAAACCGCAATGACAGGTTCATTGTTCACCGAATAGATTTCAAAATCTAAACAGCGGACACCTTGACGTATAGAGTTCTTTAAGGCACAAATATTCACAAAGTCATTCTTAACTGTCCCCGCCGAACAACAATTATAAGCAGTTTTTATGTAATAATCACGGAAATTATGGCTAAAATCATCACTACTCAAACTGATGGTATGAATGGACGGGAATTTATTATATAATTTATTCATTTTATTACAATTACTATTATTTAAAGTCAACTTATCATAAATCCACCAAATAACAGATACAAGTATAAGTATTAGTAAAGAAACAGCAATAAGAACAACAGTTGTCATAATTGTCTTATATTATACTTATATTAGACAATTATGTGTAATTGACTACGTCCAAGAAAGTATACTTATTTCATATATAGTTATTTCATATATAGTTATTTCATATATAGTTATTTCATATATAAATTTTATAATAAGTATCAAAAAAACCAGGTTAAATAAATAGTGTGTATATACTATAATAGACCATGCCTGGTGGATTACTAAATCTAGTTGCCTATGGAAATCAAAATGTTATTTTAAATGGAAACCCGACTAAAACTATGTTTAAAACAACATATGCTAAATATACGAATTTCGGTTTACAAAAATTTCGTATTGATTTTGATGGTTCGCGGAATTTGCGGATGACAGAATCCCCTACATTTACATTTAAAATGCCCCGATACGCGGACTTGATTATGGATACCTATTTAGCGGTAACATTACCAACAATTTGGAGTCCGATTTATCCACCACAGTGTCCGAGTCCTTACAATAACGGCGACGGCAAATGGCGCCCATACGAGTTTAAGTGGATAGATAACTTGGGAACTCAACTGATAAAAACAATTACATTTCGCTTAGGAGGGCAAATTATCCAAAAAGTTTCCGGACAATATTTATTAAATTTAGTAGAGCGGGATTTTACTGGGTCAAAAAAACAACTCTATTATGCGATGACAGGGAATGTACCTGAATTAAATGACCCCGCGAATGCGGGGTCACGGCGAAATGTGTACCCAAATGCGTTTTTTAACCCTTCGCAAGCAGGTCCTGAACCTTCCATCCGGGCTCGCAAACTGTTTATTCCTTTGAATATTTGGTTTACGATGGCGGCAAAAATGGCTTTTCCATTGGCAAGCCTGCAATACAATGAATTTTATATTGACATTGAGTTACGACCTGTCAATGAACTATTCGTCGTCCGGGATGTCTTAAGTACGGATATGTGTTATATTCAATCCAATCAAACCGTGCCCGAATTCCAGTTTAGTCGGTTTTTACAGCCGCCACCAAATCCCGAACTAGATTATACGAATACAGATAAACGCACTGACTGGGCAGCCGATGTCCATTTAATCAGCACATATGCGTTTCTCTCTGAAGATGAAGTGAAAATATTTGCGGCAAATCAACAACAGTATTTAATCAAAGAAATTTACGAGTATAGTTTCCAGAATGTAACTGGCACCAGCCGAATTTCGTTGGATAGCTTGGGTTTAATAGTCAGTTGGATGTGGTATTTTCAACGGAGTGATGTGAATTTACGCAACCAGTGGTCCAATTATACGAATTGGCCTTATAATTACCTCCCATATGATGTAGTGTGTCCGCCAAACGCCATTACGGACCCAGACAGCGTCTTGGGGTATCCATATCAATGTGGCGAAGGACAAAAAATTATCCCAGCCTATCCCGCAATAGATCCCTCCGGTGGAACACTTTCAAATATTTACACTACCGGAACGTTTAATCCGGCGAATCAGCGAAATATTATGATTACATGGGGGCTCCTACTAGATGGGAAATATAGAGAGAATACCCAGGATGCAGGTGTTTTACAATATATAGAAAAGTATACGCGGTCAGATGGATATGTAAATGATAATGTGTATTGTTATAATTTTACTCTTCATACGAGTCCTTATGATTTTCAACCGAGTGGGGCAATTAATTTGAGCAAATTTAAGAATATTGAGTTTGAAATCAGCACTTATCAACCACCGTTGGACCCATCGGTGCAAGTGTTTGTCATATGCGACCCGGTAACGAATGATATTATTGGTGTCAATAATCCTTCATGGCGTATTTATGATTACAATTATGACTTGACTATTTTTGAAGAACGATACAATATTTTGACATTTACTTCGGGTAATGCGTCCCTAATGTATGCTCGTTAAAACTTTATGCTCGTTAAAACTTTATGCTCGTTAAAACTTTATGCTCGTTAAAACTTTATGCTTGTTAAAACTTTATGCTCAGTAAAGTGTTAAAATAATAATATACACATGTATTATTATTATTATTATTTAGTTATGGTGAATATTTA